ACGACGAGTGGAAAGAGGGACGCGGCATCAATTCTAGATGCGACCGGTTCAAAGCCTGGGCAGGGCCGTATATCAAAGCCTTGGAGATGGAGCTTTATAAGGACTTCTCCTTTATAAAGCACGTCCCTGTGCCAGACCGCCCCAGTGTAATTGCATCCCTTGCGAAGGAAGGGTTGCTCTACTATGAAAACGACTACAAGTGTTACGAGGGCTCGATCATCCCGAAGATCCAGCGGATGGTAGAGGCTAAGCTGATCCTGCATGGCCTAAGTCGTTACATAGAGGACGCAGAGTTCATAGTACGCGTCGACACTGGCAAGAACCGTCTCCACTATGCAGGGGTAGGGATCATCTACGAAATAGATGGCCACCGCATGAGTGGGGATCTTTGGACTTCGCTTTGCAATGGCTTTACCAACCTGATGGTGGTCGACTTCATAGCCACCAAGAAGGGAGGCCATGTCACTGCATTGGTAGAAGGGGACGACGGGCTCTTTGCGTGCGATGTCAAGTTGTCCGCAGATGACTTTGCGCTGTTGGGTTTCAAGGTTGAGATACATCAACTCAACCACCCTTGCGATGGTCATTTCTGCGGCATGCGCATGTCAAGAGACGCCACGCTGCTGAAGGACCCACGTCGGGTCTTCCGCACCTTTGGTTGGACAGGTAGCTGCATAGATGGTGGCCAGCAGGTCATGCTCCAGCTATTGCGGTCCAAAGCACTGAGTCTGTGTTATGAACTCCCTCAGTGCCCGATTCTCGGCCAGCTAGGCCGTTCAGCTTTGAGCGCGACAGAAGGAGTCGAAGCGAGGCAAGAGACGACCAATATAAATGCCCACCCAAGGGATTTGTTGGACCTCAAGCAAGCTTTTGCCCCTCCGGGGTCGCGCGGGCTGATTTCGCGCGCATGTTCGGCATCAGCGAGGAAGCGCAGATTCGCGCCGAACGTGCCATTGTCTCGGGTGACTACGAGGCGCTTGCGTCGATAGTGCCTCCCACTGCCGTAGACCTACAGTACAGCGGGCTGTACTTAGAGGTCGGGTAAGTGGGCCTGGGACCCATGGGCCAACACCGAAAGGCGGGGAGTGACTACCCCGGCCCCTTGTGAGTTACCGTCCGAATATGCAG